CGGCGCGCGACCGGCGCCATCGGCAAGGCGGAACTGACCGCCGGTCGCGCGCCGATCTACCTGACCATCCCGGCTGGCATGCGGCCGGAGCGTTACCTGCGCGCCTACTTCACCGTGGGCACGGGGCCGCTGACTGCCGGGCAGTTCACGGTCGCGGTGGTGGAGGGCGAACAGGCCTCCCGCGCGTATCCGGGCGTGCTGTAAGCCATGAAGGTCAAGGCCACGGAACGCGGCTTTGACGGCATCAAGGTCCGGGAGCCGGGCGAAGTCTTCGACTACGAAGGCAAGCTCGGCACCTGGATGGAGCCGATCGAAGAAGAGACCGCACAAGAGCCCGCCGCCAAGGCGGAACCGAAGCTCGGCAAGCAGGCTGCGCCGAAGAAGTAAGGGCCGATCATGGCAGTGTCCGAAGTTCAAATCTGCAACGTGGCGCTGGGGCGCATCGGTCAGTCCATCTTCATCGATGCGCTGACCGAACGCTCCCAGGCGGCCAGCGTCTGCAATCTGTTTTTCGAGCCCTGCCGTGACCGCGCTCTCGCCGATGGTCTGTGGGACTTCGCGACTACCCGCGTTGTGCTCGCAGACCTCGGCGCCCATCCCGTGAACTGGTCGTATCGCTACGCGCTGCCGAGCGACTTCCTCGCGGCGCAGTATCTGGTCATCCCCGGCATACGCACACCACGCGCGGACCAGCGCATTCCCTATCGGCTGGCTACCGAAGGCGAGCAGCGCGTGCTCTACACTGATCTGCCGCAGGCCGAGCTGGTCTATACCCGGCGCGTGACCAATCCGAGCTTGTTTTCCCCGCAGTTCAATTCGGCGCTGTCCTGGCTCATCGCCTCGGAGATCGCGCTGCCGCTGTCGGCCACGCCCAAGCTTGCCGGCAATGCGGCGCAGATGTATCAGATCGAGATTGCACAGGCGCAGGCGGCCTCGCTGAACCAGCACCAGGACGACCGCGAGCCCGAGTCCGAATTCATCACGGGGCGCAACTGACATGGCCAGCCTGCTCCAGCCATCTATGACAGGTGGCGAGCTGTCGCCGTCCCTGCACAGCCGCGTCGACCTTGCCCGCTACCTGACCAGCCTGAAGACCTGCCGCAACTTCATCGTGCAGCAGTATGGCGGCGTGACCAACCGCGCCGGCACGCGCTTCATCCGCGAGGTCAAGAACTCGGCCTACTTCCACCGTCTGGTGCCGTTCGAGTTCTCCACCGTGCAGACCTACGTGCTGGAATTCGGCCATCTGACCATGCGCGTGATCAGGAATGGCGGCTATGTCGAATCCTCGCCCGGCGTGATCTACGAGGTGGCCACGCCGTACAGCTCGCACAACCTGCGCAGCCTGTCGAACCTGGACCTGATCAACTGGACGCAGTCGGCCGACGTGCTGACCGTGGTGCATCCGAGCTATCACCCGCGGCAGTTCGGCCGCACCGGGCATGCCGCCTGGACGGTGTCACTGTTCCCGAACAAGAACGGCCCGTTCCAGGACATCAATGTCAATGCAGGTGTCGTTGTCAGCGCCAGCGGCACCAGCGGATCGATCACGCTGACCGCCAATTCCGGCATCTTCACCGCCGCGCTGGTCGGCACGCAGTTCTATCTCGAGGATGACCATCTCGACGCCGTCAAGCCGTGGGGCCCGGGGCAGCCGAACCTGACGGTCGGCACCTTGCGCCGCTCCGACGGCAAGGTCTACCAACTGACCGCCGTGCCGGGCACGTCCGGGACCAAAGGCCACCGCGCCGGCGGCGTGCGCCCCACCCATGACGAGGGCGAAGCCTGGGACGGCGACGAATCGATCGAATCCTCGGGCAACTATGCCGAGGGCTACCGCTGGAAGTACCAGCATGCCGGTTTCGGCGTGGTGCAGATCACAGGCTTTACTTCGGCAACCAGTGTTTCGGCAACCGTCCTGCAGACCCTGCCGGCCAGCGTGGTGTCGCAAGGCACGCACAAGTGGGCCAAGGCTGCTTGGAGCAGCGAGCAGGGCTATCCAAGCGCAGTGACCTACTTCCAGAACCGTCAGGTCTTCGGCGGTACGGCCGCGCAGCCGCAGCGCAGCTGGATGAGCCGCATTGGCGACTATGTCGATTTCGGAGTCAGCCGGCCTATCCAGGCCGACGACGCGATCGATTTCCCGATTCCCGGACGCCAGGTCAATGCCGTGCGTCACTTGGTGCCGCTCAAGGATCTGGCGGTCTTCACCTCCGGTTCGGAATGGACGCTGTCCGGTGGGCAGAACAAGATCATCGCTCCGGACACGATCTCGGTGGGCAATGAAGGCTACCGCGGCAGCGCGCGCGTGCCGCCGGTCATCATCGGCAGCACCGCGCTCTACCTGCAGGACAAGGGCCGCGTGGTGCGCGAGTTCGCGTTCGACTTCGCCACCGATCGCTATGACGGGCGCGACCTGACGCAACTCGCCTCGCACCTGTTCGGCAGTCCGATCGTCGACTGGGCGTTCCAGCAGGTGCCGTTCCAGACGGTCTGGTGCGTGCGCGAGGATGGGGTGCTGCTCGGCCTGACCTACCTGAAGGATCAGGAGGTCGTCGGCTGGCACCGCCATGACACCGACGGGCAGTTCGAATCGGTCGCCTGCATCTCGGAGGGCGGGGAAGATGCGCTGTATTGCGTGGTCAAGCGCGCGGTCAACGGCGCGACCAAGCGGTATGTGGAGCGCATGAATACCCGCATGTTCAGCGACGCGCGCGACTGGTTCTTCGTGGACTCTGGCCTGACCTATGACGGGCGCAACAAGGAAACCACGACGGTCACGATCACGACTTCCACCGACTGGACCCACAAGGCCAGCGAGTTCACGCTCACCGCCTCGTCGGCCCTGTTTGCCGCCGGCGATGTCGGCGCCGAGGTGCATTTCCCGATCGGCTCGCAGGTCATCCGCATGGCGATCACCGGCTTTACCAGCGCCACGGTCGTGACCGCAACGGCGAACCGCGACGTGCCAGACGCGCTGCGGGGTGCTGCCACGACCGGCTGGGGAATGGCGCGCAAGGTGTTTTCCGGGCTGGGTCACCTGGAGGGTAAGGCATGCAATGTCCTCGCCGATGGAAATGTGCATCCACAAAGGACCGTGTCCACCGGTTCGATCGAGCTGCAATATGCCGCGGTTGTCGTGCATGTCGGCTTGCCGATCACCGCCGACGTCGAGACGCTGGGCATCACAATCCAGAACCAGGAAACGATCCTCGACAAGAAGAAGCTGATTACCGCGCTGCGCCTGATGGTCGAGAACACGCGCGGTCTCGAGGTCGGTCCCGATCCTGACCATCTGCTCGAGATCAAGCAGCGCTCCACCGAGAATTACGACGAACCGACGGCGGCAACTACCGGGATGATGGAAACCGCGATCCCGGCCGCATGGAGCAAGGACGGGCGCTGCTTCATCCGGCAAAGCGATCCGCTGCCGGCCACCATCCTCGGGATCATCCCGGATGCCATCGTCGGAGGTCCGTGATGGTCGCGATCGTCACGGCCACGCAGGCGCATGTGGAGCAGATGCTGCCACACGTGCGCCAGGCCGACCGCGATGAGGCAATGGCCGCCTATGGCTGGCCGGCGGAATCGATGCTCGGCGCCGCGGTGAAGAACTCCGACATCGCCTGGGCCGGCCTGGTTGACGATCAAGTCGCCTGCCTGTTCGGCGTGCAGGGGGCAACGATCCTGTCCGAGGTGGGATTCCCGTGGCTGATTGGCACCGATCTGGTCGACGCGCACGCCAAAGCTTTCCTGCGCCGCAACCGCAAGATGGTGGACGTGATGCTCGATCGTTACCCGCTGCTGGAGAACTACGTCGACGTGCGCAATACCAGGTCCATCGCCTGGCTGAAATGGCTGGGTTTCGAGATGGGCGAGCCGCAACCGTATGGCGTCTACCGGATGCCCTTCATCAAGTTTTGGAAAGCGAGGTAAGCATGTGCTTTGCCGCCCTGGCCGCGATTCCGGCCATGTTCTCCGGCATGGCGGGTGCCGGCGCCGCCGCCGCAGGTGCTGCCGGTGCCGCGACGGCCGCCGCCGGAACCGCGAGCGCGCTCAGCACCGCCATGACGGTGGGTGCCGGCGTGCTCAGCGCCGCCACCGCGCTCGGTCAGGCCAACTACCAGAACAAGGTCGCGCAGAACAATGCCTTGTCCGCTCAGTACGCAGCCGACGATGCAATCCAGCGCGGCGCGGTCGAGGAAGAGCAGACCCGCACCCGCACCCGGCAATTGATGGCGCAGCAAAAGGCGGTGATGGCGGCCAACGGGCTCGATTCGTCCACCGGTACCGGGGCGAGCCTGCTGGCCGATTCCGCAGCGCTCGGCGAATTCGATGCGCTCACGGTGCGCAACAACGCGATGAAGCAGGCCTATGGCCACAAGATCCAGGCCGACAACCTGATCGCCGAGGGCAGGGCTGCGAAGAAAGCCGGTACCGGCAGCGCGATCGGCTCGCTGCTGACGTCCGGCTCCAAGGCCTACGGCATGCTGAACCGGAGGTAATCGATGCGCGTGCCCACCTACCAACCGACTGCGCAGGCCGCCGCGGTCCCGGTCCCGCAGCAGAACCCGAACGTGCCGGTCGCCGGCCATGCGATCGCGCAGGGTCTGGCCAATGCCGCCTCGGTGTTCGAGCAGATCCAGGAGGATGCGGACAACCTGCGCGTGCAGGAGGCCTACAACCAGCTGCGCGAGCGCCAGCTCGATCTGGAGATCGGGCCGAAGGACGGCTATGCGAACGTCAAGGGGCGCGACGTGATCCTGCCGCGCGCCAACGGCAAGACGCTGGCCGACGATTACATGGAGCGCTTCACCGGCCTGGGCGCCGAGATCGAGGGCGGTTTGGTCAACGACCGCCAGCGCCAGCGCTTCCGAGAAAAGCTCGCCCAGTCGGCCCTGCAGTTCCGCGCCGGATTGCAGCGTCATGAGACGGCGCAGATCAATGAGTATGCGAAGACGGTGACCAACGCCACCGTGACGCTGGAAACCGAAGCTGCACTGAAGTCTTGGGATGATCCGAAGGTGGTGGCTGCCAGCATCACGAATATCACCGAAGCCCTGCAGGCACAGGGCTTGCGCGAGGGCGTGCCGGCCGATGCGCTGAAGGTGCTGATCGCCGATCGGGTCTCGAAGCTGCAGACGGGGGTGATCATCATGGCGGCCGATGCCGGCAACCTCGATTACGCGCGAGAGCGCTTTGAGCAGGTCAAGGACCAGCTGGACGCCGACGACCGCCTGCGCGTGAAAAAGGTAGTCGACGAGGGCGACTTCGAAGTGCGCACCCAGACCGGCGCCGAGCAGATGTGGAAACGGGCAGGGGGCGACGTGGTCAAGGCGCTCGAGCTCGCCAGGGAGAAGTTCAAGGGCAAGGAAGAAGACGCGGTCGTGCAGCGGATCAAGGCCCTCGATTCCGAGCGCGTGACCCTGCGCGAGCGCGCGCAGAAGGATGCGGCCGATGAGGGCTGGCGCCTGGTCGCTTCCGGCAAGCCGATCCCGCCATCGCTCTATGCCAGGATGGATGGGCGTGACGTGGCGGCGCTGCGTCGAGCTATTGTCGATGGCCCGCCGCAGAAGACCAATGTTGCCAAGTGGCTGGAGTTCACCAACATGAGCGCGGACCAGATGGTGGCCATGAGCCCGGGCGACCTGCTGCGCGATTACCGGCAGCACTTCTCCGATGCCGACCTGCGCAATGCCAACGAGATGATGCGCGCGGCCAAGGGGCTGAAGGGCGGGAAGAAGTCGGATGAAGGCCTGCAGCTGATGACGGTAGCCGATCTGACCAAGCGCGCGGCGCGCGAGCTGGGCATCCTGCCGGAGAAGGGGCAAGCCAAGCCCGAGCACGAAGCGGCGTTCGACGACTTCCGCAACGTGCTGCAGGGCCGCATCAACGCCTGGGAAGCATCCAATGGCAAGAAGGCCAGCCCGGAAGTGCTGCAGGAGATCATCCGGGAAGAGAAGCTGAACAAGGTCAAGGTCGACGAGTGGGGCCGCGATCCGGAGAAGCCGGTGATCTCCCTGACCGAGAAGGAACTGGCGAAAGCCTATGTCAATGTCGGCAACCGGGAGGTGAGACTGGCCTCGATCCCGGCCGACTACCGGCAAGATGCCATTCGCCGCATCCAGGCGCGCGGGCTGGCGGTGACCGAATCGCTGATCGCCCAGATGTGGGTGGCCGACCAAACCAAGTAAGGGGATTTCATGGCTGCATCCGACGATCTGCTGGGCCAGGTGGCCAGCTTGCGCGATCACACCGCACTGATCCCCGATGCCACGGCAAGGGTGCGCGGCTCCGACATGCTGCTCGATAAGATGGCGCAGGAGCAGAAGCGGCGTAGCGCAACGGTGCTGGACCTGGTGGCGCCGGTCGATCCGGATCGCGCGGCCAATGCCAAGAAGCTGGCCGATCGCTTCAAGCTGGCGCCGGAGACCATCGAATCGAAGTACGAAGACTTCGAGCGCGTGGCCCGCATCCAGGATGCGCAGAAGATACTCGAAGCTTCGCCATTTCTGCGCCGACAGATGAGCGACCCGGAGTTCGCCAAGCTCGCGCAGGATGATCTGGAAAGCCTGTCTCTGATCGAGGAAACGCTCGCATTCGGTGCCAATGCCGCGCGCTCGACGGCCGCCGGCCTGATCCCCGGTGTCAATGCTGGCCTATGGGGTGTGGCGCAGGCAGCGGCGGATGTCGCGGCCGGCGCGATCCAGCCTGCGGTTGGCAGGATCTTGCCGGGGAATCCGTTCCTGGCCATGTCCAACAAGTTTTCCGAGTTACGCAAGGAACAGGAAGGCGTAGCCGATCGCTGGCGCGGCGAACAGAAGGGCATGGGCTTCGTGCAGAAGTCGGCCCTGTCCGGCTTCGAATCGCTGGGCACGAGCGGGCCAATGATGGTGGCATCGGTCTTGAGCGCCAACCCGGCACCCATGCTCTACGGCCTGAGCGGCGTCACCGCCGGCAAGTCCTATGGCGAGGCGCGGGACAAGAACATTCCGGTGCTCACCTCGTTGGGGTTCGCCAGCTCCCAGGGCCTGATCGAATACGCGACCGAGAAAATCCCGGCCATCTACCTGCTGCGCGATGTCGGGCTGAAAAAATCCTTCGGCAAGGTGCTGGCGAACCAGCTGATGACCGAGATTCCGGGCGAGCAGGTGGCCACCATCCTGCAGGATCTCAACGATTGGGCGGTGCTCAATCCCGATCAGCCGTTCCAAGCCTATCTCGACGAGCGCCCCAGCGCGGCCGCCCAGACCCTGATTGCCACGATGGTCGCCACCGGCGGCCAGGTCTCGATCGCACGCGTGGCCGACCGTGCCGCCAACGGCCCGCGCGAGCAGCGCAACGTGGAACTGTTGACCGCCCTGAAGGATGGCGTGGCCAACTCCAAGACGATGGAACGGGCGCCGACGCAGGTCAAAGCCTTCATCGAGAAGCAGACCGCGAACGGCCCGATCGAGACCATCTTCATTCCGGCCGAGCAGTTCGCCCGCTATTTCCAGTCCGCCGGCATCGATCCGGCCGCCGCCGCCGCCGAGATGGGTGCCAAGAATTTCGGCGAGGCGATGACCGCCGGATCGGACGTGGTTATCCCGATGGCCGACTTCATCACCAGCGTGGCCAAGACCCCGCACTACGATGCACTCTTGCCCGACATCCGCTTCAGCCAGGGCGAGATGACGCAGCGCGAAGCCCAACTGTGGGAGGCGAACCATCCGGACGAAATGGCGCGGCTGATCGAGCAGGCGCGCGGCTTTGCGCCTGCCGCCCAGAATCCGGCCGTGGCCCAGATCGAAATCGACATTGCCGGGCAACTGGTGGCCTCGGGCATGGAGCAGGGCACGGCCGCCACCTATGCCCAGATGTACGCGAAGACGATCGCGAATCTCGCCGAACGGTCCGGGCGTGATCCGTTGGAGTTGCATCAGCAGTATGGCCTGACCATTGACCGCCCGCTGCCCGACATCCTGACCAGCCCGAACCGCTCGGACGTGCAGATCGATCCGTTCCTGGACCGCATGCGCGCCGGCGAACTGCCGACCGATGCGGAGATTTTCGGGCCGTCGCTGATCGAATTCATCCGCGAGCTCGGTGGGATGAAGGACGACGGCGGGGAACTGCGCCGGATGGAAGTCGACGCCGACCGCGCGCCGTTCGTGCGCAACCTGATCCAGGAGGGCGGCCGTGCCATCGACGAGATCTTGGACGCGGTCAAGCAAGCCGGCTATCAGGTCGACGACATCTTCGAAGCGATCGACAACGAGCTGCGCGGCAATCCGGTTTATTCCCCGGCGAACCAGGATGAATATCTGCTCGGCCTGCGCGAGACGGTCAACCAGCTCGGGGAGTACCTGCAGATCTTGGGCGTGGATCTCAATGCCATGAGCAACGAGGAAGTGCGCCAGGTGATGGAGCAGGCGGTCGGGAATCTGTACGACCAGGAGGGATTGCAAACTCTGTACCAGTCGGCCACCCGCTTCACTGACGCCCGCCTGCGCCCGGATCTGCCGCTGACCGACCAGACGGACGCGGTGCGCTACGCATTGCGCGGCGAGATCAAGCGCTTGCGCGCGGAAGCGTGGAACGCCAATGAGGCCGACCCGGACTATGCCCCGGAGCGCATGACCGGTGAACAACTGGTCGAACGCATCACTGAACGCCTGGGCAGCCGGGCCGAAGCATCGGCCTACCTGTCGGCACTGGGCGTGACGGAGGTGGAGGCGGAAGCGGTGCTGTATCAGGACCCGACTCGCCTGAACGACGACCGCAGCACCATGCGCGGCTACATCCAGTTCGGCGCCGACCGCAAGTTCAACATTGCCCTGCTTGAGCGCGCCGATCTTTCGACATTTCTCCATGAATCTGGGCATTTCTGGCTGGAGGTGCTGGGCGACCTGGCCGAAGACGCGAACGCGACCGAGCAGATCCGGGCCGACTACGCCGCCATCCTCAAATTCCTGGACGTGGAGTCGCGCGCCCAGATCGGCGTGGAGCAGCACGAACTGTTCGCACGCGCCAACGAAGCCTATCTCCGGGAAGGCAAAGCGCCGTCTCCTGAACTGCGCGGCATCTTCGCCAAGTTCAAGGCTTGGCTGGAAGTCGTCTACCGTGCACTGGAACAGCTCAATGTCACCCTGAACGACGAAGTGCGGGGCGTGTTCGACCGCATCTATGCGTCCGACGCCGAGATCGAGGCCGCGCAGAACGAGGCCGACTTGCCGCAACTGTTTGCCACCGCGGCAGACGCCGGGATGACCGAGCAGGAGTTCGCCGCCTACGCCAAGAGCGTGGCGACCTCGATGGACCGGGCCAAGGATGAGCTGCGGGCCAAGCTGATGCGCCAGTACATGCGCGAGAAAACAGCCTGGTGGAACGAGGAACTGGACAAGGTGCGGGCCGAAGTCGCCAAAGAGGTCGACGCCCAGCCGGTGTATCAGGCGTTCGATGCCCTTACCAAGGGCGAACTGCCGGACGGCACCCCGTTCAAGCTGGACCGCGCCAGCCTGTGGGAGCAGTTCGGCAAGTCCTACATCAAGCGCATTCCCCGCGGTTACGGGGAAGGGCGCGGCGCAGTCTACGCGACCGATGGCAAGGGCATCCACCACGACATGGCCGCCGAGATGCTGGGCTATTCGTCCGGTGCCGAGCTGGTCGAGGCGCTGGTGTCGATGCGGCCACGCAAGGACTTGATCGAGGCCGAGGCGAAGAAACGCATGGTCGAGCGCCACGGCGACCTGATGGTCGACGGGACGATCGCCGACGAAGCGATGGCTGCGCTGCACAACGAGGAACGCGCCAACATCCTGCGCACCGAACTGCAGGCGATCCGCCGCAAGCAGAACGAGGTGGCGCCGTTCGTGAAGGTCGAAGCGGAAAAAGCGAAAGCGCAGCGCCGGGAGGCGATCGCCGCCACCGACATTCCGCCGGCGGCTGTCTTCCGCGAAGCCGCGCGGGGGATGATCGGGCAGACCCAGGTGCGCGACATCCGCCCCTACGGCTACCTGCAGGCCGAGCGCCGTGCAGCCCGTGCCGCGTTCGAGGCGATGTCCAAGGGGAACTACCAGGAAGCCGCGATCCAGAAGCAGAGGGAGCTGTTGAACCACTACCTGTATCAGGAGGCCACGAAAGCGCTGGAGCAGGCTGAGAAGATTCTCGCCTACGCGCGCAAGTTCACGAAGGGCAAGAAGCGCACCAAGTTCGGCAAGGCCGGCGAGGTGTACCTGGAGCAGATCGATGACCTGCTGGACCAGTACGAATTCGCAGACGTGCCGAAGCGTGACCTGATCCGCCGTGAAAAGCTCCTGCAGTTCGTGCGCGACAAGGGCGAGGAAGGCGAGCCGGTGATGATCCCCGATTCGGTGCTGATCGACGCGCAGCGCCGCAACTACAAGACCCTGCCGTATGACCATCTGCAGGCGGTCTATGACGCCATCCGCAACATCGAACACCTAGTTGACCTGAAAACCAAGCTCCTGAAGGTGCAGGCGCAGCGCGCACTCGATGAGGTGGTGGCCGAGGCGGTGGCCACCATCGAGGAACACGCCGACAAGAAGGAAACCCCGGTCGGCACGCGCACCTGGCTGGATTCGGCGCGGGAGCTGCGCGACGGCTACTTCGCTGCGCACCGCAAGATTTCGTCCTTGCTGCGCGAGATGGACGGCTTCAAGGATGACGGCTTCATGTGGAACACGATCATGAAGCCGATCAACGACGCGGCCAACGAGAAGGCCGTGCGGATGGAAGAGGCGACCGAGAAGGTGGCCGCCCTGTTCGCCAAGCTGGAAAAGCCGGGCATCGCCAACAAGTTGAAGGGCATGGGGCTGCTGACCAAGCAGTATTACCCGAGCCTGGGCCGCTCCTTCTCCAAGGCCGACATCCTGGCGCTCGCCCTGAACTATGGCAATGAGGGCAACCGGCAACGGATCCGGGACGGCTACGGCTGGACCGATGAGCAGGTGCTTGCCGCGCTGGACCGGCTGGAGGCCAACGAATGGGCCTTCGTGCAAGGCATGTGGGACCTGATCGATTCCTACTGGGGTGAAATCTCAGCGCAGGACAAGCGCGTCAACGGCATCGCACCGGAAAAGGTGGAGCGCTCCGGCTTCATCCTCCCTTCTGGCCGACGGATCGAAGGGGGGTATTACCCGATCAAGTACGACGAACGCCATTCGGTGCGCTCCTACCAGGACCGTGCGAAGGAAGAGGCCGAACGGATCCTGAAGGGCGCTGTGGCGAGACCTGGCGTGGACACTGGCTTCACCAAGGACCGCGCGGCCAAGGTGGTCGACCGCAAGATCAAGCTCGATCTGGGCGTGGGGCTGGAGCACATCGACACGGTGCTGCAGACGCTGACCCATCGGGAGATGCTGATCGACGTGAACCGCATCCTGGGTGACTCCAAGGTCAACGGGGCGATTCTCGACCGCTACGGCATCGAAGTCTACAAGGCTCTGCAGGAGGGGATCGTCGACATCGCCGCCGGCGAGGTCGGTGCGCGGGATGCCTTCGAAGCCGGCATGGGGCATCTCCGGGCAGGGGTGACCGTGGTGGGCATGGGCCTGAACCTGACCACGGCCCTGATGCAGCCGCTGGGCATTACCCAGTCGATGGTGCGCATCGGGCCGAAGTGGGTAGGGCGGGGGATTGTCCGCTTTATCGGCGACGCGGTGCACATGGAAAACGCCACCCGGTTCGTCTACGAGAAAAGCCCGATGATGCGCCTGCGCGCGAAGACCCAGAACCGGGAAATTGCCGAGATCCGCAACAAGATCCACAAGGGCGGGGTGAAGCCGGCGCTGGATGCAAGCTATTTCTATGCGATCGTGAAGCTGCAGGCGGTGGTGGACGTGCCGACCTGGCTGGGCGCCTATGAAAAGTTCATGGAGCAGACCGGCAACGACGAAGCCAAGGCAATCGCCCTGGCCGACCAGGCGGTGATCGATGCGCAGGGTGGTGGCCAGGTGAAGGATCTGGCCAGCGTGCAGCGCGGCGGACCGCTGAAGAAACTGTTCACCACCTTCTATTCCTACTTCTCGGCCACCTGGAATCTCACGGTCGAATCCACCAAGCGCACGGATTTTAAGAAGATCGACGACGTCGGGCGCTTCATGGTTGACATGCTGCTGCTGTACTCGCTGCCGGTGGTGCTGACCGCCTTGCTCAAGCAGGCGGTGAAAGGGGGGGAGGGTCCGGACGACGATGAATCGTGGTGGGCGTGGCTGGCGCGCGAGCATCTTGGCTTTGCCCTCGGTGGTTTGGTCGGCCCGCGCGAGATCAGTTCGGTCATTGCCGGCGGCTTCGGCTACACCGGCCCGGCCGGCACGCGGTTCTTTGCCGAACTGGGCAAGTTCGCCCAGCAGGCCAGCCAGGGCGAGGTCGACGAAGCCTTGCTCCGGGCTGGCAACAACTCGCTGGGCATCCTGTTCCACTACCCGGCCGGTCAGCTGCAGAGAACGATCGAGGGCTTTCTCGCGCTGAAGGACGGCTCAACCTCGAACCCGGCGGTGCTGATTTTCGGTCCGAGACGGGACGAATAACAACAGGAAAAAGACGTATTGATTTCGCTCTAACTTTTCGCAAATGATTCGCGGAAATTTTCGGGAGCGAGTCGATGACCGTCACGACCAGAACCAACAAGGCCCAGCACTTGGGGAACGGGGCGACGACCGCATTCCCCTATCCCTTCCGGATCTTCTCTGCTGCCGACCTAATTGTTACGCGCACGGTGATTGCGACGGGCGCGGATACCCGACTAGCCCTCGGTACCGACTACACGGTAACAGGCGTGGGGCGTTTCAATGGTGGCGATGTCGTGTTCCCGTCTGCCCCATCGGCGGACGTCCGCATCACCATCCTGCGTAGATTGCTCATCACCCAAGAAACAGACCTGCGCAACCAGGGCGCCTACTTCGCTGAAACCCACGAGGATGTTTTCGACCGCGCAGTGATGATCGACCAGCAGCAGCAGGAAGAGTTGGACCGGGTCGTAAGGCTTCATCCCGCAGACATCCCGTCCGATCACACCTTGCCTCCCGCTTCGACCCGAGCGAACAAGGCGCTCGTATTCGACGGCGAAGGGAACCCTTCGGTATCGCAGGACGATTACGTCAATCAGACTGCCGCGACCGCAGCGAACCTGGCCCTCGCAACGGAACAGGCCGGCATTGCAACCGCGCAGGCGGGTATCGCGGCTGGTAACGCCACCCTCGCCATTAACGCTCAATCGGCGACCGAGACCGCCGCTGCACTCGCTTCCTCGTACATCCAGCAGGCGCTCGGCTTCACCGCCTCCACTGCCTATGATTTTGGCTCCGTGGCCGATCCGTTCGCTCTCTTCCCGACTGATTTTGGAGGTTTAACGTAATGGCTACGCAAGTTCAGCTCCGACGCGGCACGACCGCGCAGCACGCATCTTTCACCGGCGCGCCCGGCGAGATCACCGTCGACACGACTAAGAAGACTGTCATCGTTCACGATGGAGTCACGGAGGGTGGAAGTCCGTTGGCCAAAGAGGCCGACATGGTGCGCAAGAATGCCGAGGAACAGATCACAGCGGTATGGTCATTCCAGGGCGGTCTGATCACCTCGCACATCAACGGCGGACCGCTAGACGGGTCCCGGCAGAAGTTCATCGCCGGGAATTTCACGCAAAACCCCTGGCAGCGTGGCACAAGCTTCACCGTCACGACATCCGGCACCTACGTTGCCGACCGCTGGCGCGTGGACTTCGACGGCTCGGCCAACATCACTGTGGACCGCGTTGCACTCGCCACGCCGCAGGTCATCAACGGCGAGTGGTGCAGCCATGGCCTGCGCTTCACCGTCAACTCCAAGAGCAGCAACACCTTCATCCGCCTCTCGCAGCGTATCGAGTACGTGCGCACGCTGACGACGCTGCCGGCTACCTTGCAGACGGCGATTCAGGGATCGACATCGATCGCGGTTCCAGTGCAGGCGAGACAGCACTTCGGAACGGGCGGCTCGCCCTCGGCTGATGTCGTGACGCCGCTTGCGTCTTCGCTGTCGGTCACGACTGGCTTGCAGCTTCTGACGACTGGCCTGACCGTGCCAACCATCTCGGGCAAGACCCTCGGCACTGCCAGCAATGACTACCTTGGCATTGAGTACAGCCTGATCAATGTTCCGGTTGGCGGGCATGTCGTTATCCCGATTGCAGGAATTGAGCCTGGAGCGGTGGCTACGCCATTCGGCTTCCGGCTCCCGCAGCAGGAACTGGCGCTGTGTCAGCGGTATTTCGAAATCGCGCGCTTTGCTGGGTTCTACATGCCGGGCACCAATGCAACAGCCATTTATCAATCGGTCCCGCTGCAGGTTGAGAAACGGGCTGTGCCGTCCATAACCATGCCGTCTGCGACATCTGCTTGCTGGGACTCGGCGGGTGGCAATGTCACACCATCGACATGGACCACTCGCGCAATTGATACCAAGGCCTTCGGCATTCAGGCGGGTCATTCGTCCGCTTTGGGCGGCATCAAGGAGAATTCCTTCCCTGTCTCGGCGGAGCTGTGACCATGTACAAGCGCACCAACTCCGAACTGATCCTGCGCCCGTCTGATGGCACATTCATCCCGCCAGATCCGGCCAACACCGACTATGCCGCCTATCTCGCATGGGTGGCGGCAGGCAACGAGCCACTTCCTGCCGACCAGCCAGACCCGCGCGCCCTAATCCTCGCGCAGATCAACGCAATCGAAGACGCAACCGGCGTGCCGCGCGTGGTGCGCGAGTTCATGATCCTCTCCGCTCAGGATCTGGCACGCCGGGAAGCCGAGCGCCTGACCGCAGCGGGCGCGCCGACAACAGCAGAGGATCTGCTGGCGCGGAACATCGGCTACCAGAAGACCATGCAGGTAGAGGCGCAGATCGCCGCACTGAGGGAGCAGCTATGGCAACTCTAGTCGTGATCTGCCTCGCCTGCGTGTGGGCGCTGTGGGTGATGTACCTCGCCGTGATGAACCTGATGCGCGCTCGCGACCTCGGCATCCTTCCGCGCCCGGCCTTCTGGCTCGGGCAGACGGTGCTGTGGCCCGGCTACCTGCTCGATGTGCTCGTCAACCTCGCGATCATGACCGTGCTGCTGATCGAGGTGCCGCGCGAACTGACCGTCTCATCCCGCGTGGCCCGCCACTACAAGGCGGGCACCGGCTGGCGCTATCAGGTCTGCCGCTGGTTCCGCTACAACCTGCTCGCCCCGTTCGATCCGAGCGGCAAGCACGGCTAGCCAATCTCAAACCAAAGAAGGCCAAAAATGCCGCATATCGACCCGGAAGTGCAGAAGCAAGCCGTCAAAGAGGCGTTGCGCGAGTGGCTCAACGACCAGTTCGCGGCCTTCGGGCGGTGGACGTTCTATGGCCTGATGTCGGCCGCATTTGCGGGTGCCGTGTACCTGGCACTGGTGGCGGCAGGATGGAGTCGGGCATGACTTATCCCGTCGCCTTCGAGAAGTCTTTCTCGCGCCTGATCGCGCATGAGGGCGGATTCTCCGATGACCCGCGCGACCCGGGCAACTGGACCGGTGGGCGCGTCAACGTGGGCCAGCTGAAGGGCACGAAGTACGGCATTGCCGCGAACACCTACGGCGACCTCGACATCAAGAATCTGACTCTCGATCAGGCCAAGGCCATCTACTACCGGGACTGGTGGCTCAAGATAGGGGCCGACCAGATCGACGGCGCCATCGTGTTCCAGATGTGGGATTTTGCTGTCAACGCCGGTATGAGCACGGCGCGGCGCTGCCTACAGCGGGCGGCGCGGGTGGCGGATGACGGCATCATCGGCCCGCGCACCCTGGCCGCAGTCAAGGCCATGAGCGTCACCGACGTGCTGATGCGCTTCAATGCCCAGCGCCTGCGCTTCTACACCAGCCTGTCTACCTGGCCGACCTACGGCAAGGGCTGGGCCAACCGGGTGGCCGGGAACCTCGACTTTGCCGCGGAGGATGCGTAATGGACCCCCTGACCATTGGCCTGACCCTGGCATCCCAGTTCGCGCCTTCCGTCATCAAGTATTTCACCAACTCCGACACAGCCGCGAACGTGGCCGGGCATGTGGTGGACATCGCCAAGACCGTGACCGGCACGGCGACACCGGATGCTGCCTTGGCCGCCCTGCAGGCCGATCCCGCCCTGGCGCTGGAGTTCAAGCGGCTGGTGTTGGCACGGGAAACCGAGCTGCACAGGCTTTACCTGGATGACATGCAGGACGCGCGCGCGCGTGATGTGGAGCTGGCGCGCGCCGGGATCAAGAATCACCGCGCCAACGTGCTGGCCGGCGTGTCGGTAACCTTGGTCCTGCTGTGCCTGGTCGTGGTCGTGTGGAGCAGCGGGATGGATGAGTTCGCCAAGGCAACCATCACCCTGATCCTCGGCCGCGCGCTGGGCTGGGTGGAGCAGCTGTTCAGCTTCGAGTTTGGCACGACCCGCTCGAGCAAGATCAAGGATGACACCATTTCCCGGCTGACCGACCGGTGATCTACCTGACCCTGCATCCGGTGTTCTGGCTGGCCTACTGGCAAAAGGAGTGGGAACGATGGACGAAGCAGATCGCGCCGACCAGGAAATAGAGATGGCGATCGCCGAGCGCCGGCGCATTGCCCATGAGCAGGCTATCAAGGCGCCGGCATTCAGGCCGCGCGGGGCGTGCCACTTTTGCGATGAGCCGGTGGGAGCGGAAATGCTGTTCTGTGACCGGGCCTGCGCTGAAGATCAGGCGGCCGAGGAAGAGCAGTTGAAGCGGCTGGGGCGGCGCTGATCTTCCAAAAATTGGAATTCCATCTTCCAATGTTAGTGACCGCTACCGCCTAATGCCTTGAATTCTTTGGGGTGGCCGATGGGACTCGAACCCACGACGACAGGAATCACAATCCTGGACTCTACCAACTGAGCTACGGCCACCGTTGAAGCTGTTGCCCGACTCACATCGAGCAAGCCCGCAATTATACAAACTTCCTCGCGAGCTGGCAAATTTCGTCGCGACGTGCAACAGTGCGCCGCCTACGCAGTGCCTATAGACCGTACCTGCACTTCAAGACCCAGCAGGCGTTGCGATGCCGTGGCGACCGAGGCGGCGCTGCCGGTCGTATGGCACAGGACGCTGCCGCTGTCGGCTCTGCAAAGCAGGTCGCCGGCTTCCAGCAGTCGCGCCAGCTGCCGCGCGACCGCCACGCCGGTATCGACCACCTGAACCGGGGCGGCGCCGGAGCGCCGGCAGATGTCCTCGATCAGCGGAAGCAGGAAAGGGTAGTGGGTGCAGCCCAGCACCACGGTGTCCGCGCCTTCGGCCAGCAGCGGCCCCAGGTAACGCTGCAGCAGCCGCGCGGTGGCCGGCGATCCCAATTCGCCTTTCTCGACCTGGTCGGCCAGTCCGGGGCAGGCCTGGACATGGAAGCGCACGCCGCTTGCGGCCATGACCTGTTCACGCAGCAGGATGAAGCGCTCGCTCTCGACCGTGCGCTGCGTTGCCAGCACGCCGACCAGTCCGCTCCTCGTCATCGCGGCGGCTGGCTTCAGGCCCGGCTCCACGCCGACCACCGGCAGCCCGGGATGCCGCGCGCGCAGCGCAGCGATCGCCGCCGCTGTGGCCGTGTTGCAGGCCACAACCAGCGCCTTGGCGCCCTGATCGAGCAGAAAGTCGCCGATGGCCAGTGTGCGCGCGACGATTTCCGGCTCCGGTCGGCCGCCATACGGGGCAAAGCCGGAGTCGGCGAAGTACAGCAGGTGTTCGC